CCCGAGGCCCCGCCCGAGTGGTCGTGCGCCTCGAAGACGTGCGTGTGGGCGACGCCCGCGTGCGTGTGCGCGCTCGATGAGCCGCCCGTCGAGCCGCCGTTCGCCCCGGCCGTCGCGCCCTTGAGGTACTTGGTGCGGACCGCCGCCGGGGAGGACCAGCCCGAGGGCAGCGCCGCCGCGTCCCAATAGCACCAGGCACCGGACGGGATGCCCGACGGCGTCCCCAGCGAGCGAATCCAGCGCACCGTGTAGAACGGCGGGTCGTTGTTGGCGGTGCCGAATGAACCCGCCGTCGCGATCAGGTTGGACGTCTGCAGGCCCGAGGTGCCCGCGGTGTGCGTGTGGCCCTTCAGGGAGCGAGAGCCCGCGGCACCCGACGAGGTGAGCGAGCTGTTCCCGCTCGCGCCCGAGGTGCCGCCGGTGTGCTGGTGACTCCCGACGGTGTGGGTGTGCGTCGGGCTCGTGTGCGTGTGGGTGTCCGCGCCGCCCTGGGTGCCGGGGTCGGCCCCAGCGGCGGCGCCCTTCGGGTGGCGGTCGTCGAGCTCGGTCGCACGCTCCCAGCCGCTCGGGATTGATGCCGAGTCGGGGATGGCTGCGATGAACCCGGCCGGAACGGCCACCCGCTGCTCCTACTCCCCCGAGGCCGCAGCGCGCGCGGCGTGGTCGGTGCGCGCGTGCCAGTTGGCCCATTGCTGAGCGATCTCGGGCGCGTTCTCGTCGGCGGCGAGGATCACCCACTCGATGACCCGGCCCTCCTTCTCCTCGACGGCGAGGACGCGCTGCGCCTCGGCGACCGCGAGGTCGGGCCCGGTGTGGGCGATGTACGCCTTGCGCTCCTGCACGCCCTCCACGCCCGCGTCGCGGATCCGTGCGATCACCGTGAACGAATAGACCCGCGCCGTCTCCGGCGTCCGGCGCAGTGGCGTCGGCGTGGCCATTCGACCGTTGCTTCCCATCTGTTCCCTCCTCCTAGATGACACCTGCGAGCTGAGCCGCCCGCCGCTGTCTGCCGTTGTTCTCGACGATGCGGACGTCGATCAGGTCGGCGAGCGCCTTGTCCTGCACGACGACCTGCACGGTGATCTGGGGACCATCACCGCCAGCGACCATCGCCCGCGAATCGCTGTTGCTGTAGATGTCCGCCCCCTTGGGGAGGTACATGAGCTCCGGGCCACGCTCGCCGACCCATGACCACCCGCCCGGGAAGTTGCGGGTGCCGCCTGCGTTCGTCGCCGGTCCAGTCGTTGGGCCGGGCGAGATTTGCGGAATCTGGACGGGGTTCGCCGCGAGCTGTTGCAGGCGCTCGATCTCACCCGCCGCCGTGCCCGCCTTCGTCGCGATGTTCGCCATCGCCCAGGCGATGTCGTTCGCGCTCTGAATGATGCCGCCAGACGAGCTCGTGAATTCCCCGAAGTTGTCCTTGAGGTTGGTAACTGCGGTCGAGGCATCATGAACGCCCGGAACGAGGCGTCCGTTGATCGCTCCGGTGGCGAGCATATCCAGCGAGACTCGCAGCTTATCGGCGGCCTCGCGCAGGGTGTCAGTCGCCCCGTAGGCGATGTCACTCGCAGCCGTGAACTCGCCGAAGTTGTCGCGGAGCTCCGTGACCTTGGTCGAAGCCTCATGCGTGACGGGGATGAACTCCCCTGCCAGCAGGCCGACGATCGCGTCGAAGCGCTCCTTCATGCCGTTCACGACAGGGATGAACTGCCCGATCATGTCGCCCTGATTGCCAGTGGCGGCGGCGGCGAGGTCGACCTTTTCCTTGAGCTGGGCTTCGGTATCCACTAGGCCGGCAATCTGGCCGCTGGCGACTTCCTTCGCCTTGCCGTTATCGACCGTGGCGTCTCGCTCGAGCTGGAGTAGCTTCATCGAGTTGTCGAGCTTGGCCCCCTGGGCTTCGAGCGCCTTGACCTGCTTCTCCTCGATCGCCGCCGCGTACTCGTTGCCTGCGGCCTTGGCCGTGTCGAGGCGCTGCCGCGCCTTTTCGAGCTCCAGGTTGTTCGTGCTGATGGCGGCCTGCAGCTCGATCTGCTCCTTCGTCGGGACCGACTTGAAGCGATCGAGGGCGGAGAAGGCGTTGCTGGCCGCGCCGATCATGTGGTCGAGGTCGCTGTTGATGAAGCCGAGCGCGAGGTGGAAGGGCGTCATCGCGGCGGTCACGAACGGGACCCGCGCGCTCATCTGGTTTAGGCTGTCGCGGCCGTCATCCACCTTCCCGGCCATTTTCTCGGCCGCGGAGGTGACACCGTCGTGAGCGAGCGCGTCGTCACGCGCGGAGTCGGTCACCTGCTGCAACGCCTGGTCGTAGACCTCGAGGTCGCCCTTCAGCCCGGCGAGCTTCTTGACGTTCTCGTACGATGAACCGTGGGCCGCGGCCGCCTTCAGCTCCTCTTCGGTCTGGTCGTGGAGCGCCCTGATCTGCTCGACGGTGTTCGTCTTGAGGATGTCGGCGACGCGGGCCTGCTGTTCCTGCGCCTTCGTCGCGTCGTCCGCGCCCCTGTTCAGCAGCTTGTACGCGGCATAGGCGACGCCAATCGCTACCGCGAGCGCGCCGAGAGTGACGACGGAGGCGGTCATGACCCCGCCGAGTGCCCTCACAGCCGAGCCGAGTCCCGAGATCGCCTTTACGGCATTCCCCGCCTGCGACACGGTCACGACCAGCGACCCGCCCATCGTCAGGGCGGCCGCGGCGTAGTCTGCATAGGGCGCGATTGAGCCGATGATCTGGTTCTTGAGGACCGTGACCTTCTCGCGCCAGTCGTCGGTCGAAGCCGCGGTGTTCGCGATGGTCCCCTGGGCGTTGCCCAGCTGCGAGACGAGCTCGTCGATCGAGAACCGCCCCTCGCGGATGGCCGCCGCCATGTCCGGGCCTGCGCGCGCGCCGAACATCTCAAGGGCGAGAGCATTCGCTTCCCCGGCGTCGCCCGCGTTCTTGATCGCCTCCATAACGCGCTGCAGCGTCTCGACGGGAGCTTCGCCGTCCTTCGCCATCTTGCCGAGGGCGATCCGCATCGAGCCCATGACGAGCTCGGTGTTGACGCCTTCCTTCTCGAACTTGCCGAGGATGGCGAGCGTCTGGTCGAAGCTGAACCCGAGCTGCCGCATCGGGCCGACGAATTGAACGACCTGCTGCGAGAGCTGGTTGATGCCGACGCCGGTGAGCTGTGACGCCTTCAGAATCTTATCGAGCGCCCCGGCCTGCTCGTTGGTCTGAATGCCCCAGTCCCCGAACACGCGGGTCATGTCGGCGATGTTCTGTTTGACGTCCGTCCCGGTGACGCGGGAGAGCGTGAGGAACTTCGCGGCGATGTCCTCGAGGGGCTTCCCGGTCAGCCCGAGCCGGGCGTTGAGGTCGCCGATCGCCGTGGCGGCATCGCCCATCGAGACCGGGAGCGACTTGAACGTCTTCATCATCGAGTCGTTCAGCGCGTCGAGCTCGTCGCCCGTCTTCCCGGTCGCGGCTGCGATCGTGTCCGTCGCGTCGTCGTAGTCGTTCCCGAACTTCAGCGCGGCGGCACCCATCGCCGCCATCGCCGCGCCGCCGATCGTCGCCGCCTTCTGGAAGTCCGTGCCGAGGCCCGTCTGTGCTGACTGCCCCACGCCCTGCAGCGTCTTCGATGCTTCGTCGCGCGCCTTGACGAGGATCGCGATCTCGTTAGCGTCCACGGTGGACACCTGCCGACGCCCGAACGTAATCTCTGCGCGAAGTGGAGCCGGGGGTAATGATGCTGCCAGTCTTCCTGATCATGTACGGGCTGATCTGCGTGCTCTGGGCGGGCGCGATCGCTGCAGGCAAGGGACGCAGCCCGTGGCTCGGCGCCGCGTGGGGCTTGCTGCTCGGGATCATCGGCGTGCTCATCGTGGCCTCGATGTCGTCAGCGACGCCCCGCGCCTCGTCGTCGAAGTAGCTCGGACACCACGTCGAAGACACGGCCGACCATCGGCGATTCCGGGTCGGCCTGATCGGCGTCCACGGCCCGCTTCGTCCGCGCGTACGCCCGCAGGTCGAGCACGTCGAAGAGCAGGCCGGTGTCCTGCTCCATCTCCGCCACGGCCATTGATGGCGTGCATCCGAACTCCTCGCAGATGCGGCTGATCAGCCACTCGAACGGCGCCTCTGCGCCCTCCGCCCCGTCTAGCGCGAGATGGAGGGCGAGATACCGTCCAACTGTTCAGCCTCGGTTCGCCGGCTGCTGTTGAAGTCGACGATCTCCCGCTTGAGCCATTCCGCCGTCTCCTCTTCGAGGTCCTCGACCCCGTCGGGGAGCGCGGCATCGTAGGACCACGACAGCACCGCGTGACGCAGCAGGAAGCCGCGGTCGAACTCGTTGTATGGGTCGGCCGCAGCGGCCTGGACGTCCGAGCGCTCGCGCCCTGAGTTGATGGCCGAGATCATGTCCGGCCCCCAGAGCCGGGCGCCCTCGATGACCGCCTTTGTGCGCGCCTCGCGCGCCCCGTCGAGCAGCCCCCAGGGGAGCTTCTTGATCTCGACCCACTGCCCCGGCTCGCCCGGTACGTCCAGCCGCTTCGCCTGCCCTCGCACGAGTCCCATGTGTTCCCTCCTCCTCCGCTCGCAGGCGGCTCCGCTATGCCTCGGTGACGGCGCCCGTCGGCGTCAGCACCGCGGAGAACCGCGTGAGCTCGCCACGCGTGATGCCGCGCTTGTAGCTGGTGATGACGCATTCGACCTGGAAGTACTTGCTGTTGCCGAAGGTGATCTTCAGCGTGCGCGTCGCGCCGAGCGCCGAACCGTCGTTGCCGTAGAGGATCACGTGCGGGCCGGTCGTGGCCGCATCGTCGTAGAACCCCTTCAGCTCGATCGGTTCGTGCTGCTTGAGCCCCGTCGCGAGCTTCTCCACCCAGGTGTCGCCCATCGCGTGCGAGTCCTGCACCGCCGCCGAGACGTTCACCTCGCCGACCTCGTCGACGTACTGCGAGATGTCGACCAGCGACCCGCCCGAGTCATCGACCTGCACAACCACATCGTCTGAGCCATATTTCGACACGCTGGTCTCCTTTCCTATCCGCGAGCCAGCCCGACGAAGAACCTCGCCGACGGGCCTGAGCCGGCGCCGGTGAAGTCCCACGAACAGGCCGTGTAGCGGTTGATGGTTCCCGCGACCGTGCGCGCCTCGACCGCAGGAGCGGACGTGACGGCGGTGGCGGTGTCTTTGTCGGCGTACGTGATGTCGTCCGCCGAGTGACGCAATTTGACCGTGAGGTTGGTGTGGCCGCCCAACGAGAGCGCCGGGACCTGCACGAACCAGACCCCGCCGTTCGCGCTCGAGGCGCCGTTGTCGACGGAGTCCGCGCCCTCGGTGTCGCCGTCGGCGGTCTCCGTCGAGAGCTCGTGCAGGATCACGCCTTCCCAGACGCGGCCGCTGCCCTGGTAGTTCGCGTTTGCCTTGTGCAGCTCCCCGCGCGAGATCACTCGGTGGTAGTCCACCTCGACGGCACCAGAGGCACCGACGAAGCGCTTGCCCGGCGTGCTGCCCTCGAAGCCGTAGCAGACGACGCGCTGCGCCCCCTGACTGCCGTTGAGGGCAGCATTCACGGAATCCGCGGCGTCGTCGTAGAACCCCTGCTGCGTGAGGCTCCATTGCTTGAGCCCGACGTACTCCGGCTCCGGCCAGGAGTCGCCGATCCCCATCGTGTCCTCGGTCATCGCCTCGACCGTGTCCTCGAGCGCCGTGGACACGCCCGCGAGGTCGTATCCGTCGACCAGCAGGAAGCCGTCGTCGCTGCCCCACTTACTCACCGGGCACCTCCTCGGTCGCGACTTCGTCGTTGTGTGGCGGCCACCGCTCGATGTAGCCCTGCTCGAGGAGCCATCCGAGGCTCATCGCCGGGATGTCGTCGACGACCTCCCCGGCGGCGACCTCACGCACGGCCCGCTCCTCCCACGGCACGCGCTCGCCGGCATCGAGGCGCCTGAGTGCATCGGCCGAGGTCGGGTATGAGATCCCCGTGAGAGCGCGGTACTGAGCCGCATGCGGCTTCTTCGCTGGCATCACTGCCCCCCGAGTTCTTCTGCCAGGCGCTTCCCGGCCTTGCGAATGACGTTCGGCGCCAGCTTCTTGATCGCGCCGACGTTGTAGCGAAGCCACGCAGTACCCCGGGTGCGCGGCCAGTTCAGCGTCGAGGTGATCCCGAGCGCGACCTCCGGCTCGCGGTCCTGACGCCTGGACTCGATGGTGTTGTTCTTGCGGCCGAGCTTCGGACTGCGCGGGATGCGGGTAACGCGCTCGTCGATCTTGTCGAGCACCTCCTCGACGATGACGCGCTTCGTCGTCTCGTCGATGCGCTGCGAGAACAGCGGCCCCTTCACCGTGCCGGTTACCTCGATGAGGTCAGGCATTGGCCTTCTCCGTCGGAGCGAAGATCGGGACGGTGATGTCGACGATCCGGTGGAGCTTCTTCGAGCCGAAGTCGACGTAGTCCGTCGAGGCCCGCACGCCGCCGCTGTAGGCGCCGAGGGCGTCGATGCGGTAGCCAGAGGAGGCGAGCAGGACCTCGCCCACCAGCGATGTCATGAAGGCGTCGACTGCGCGCAGGAGGCGGACGTCGATGCTGTCTCCGGGGCCGCTCACCGCTGCCTTGTACATCCGCACGTTCAGCGTGTAGAGCATCCCCGCGAGCGTCAGCGAGGAGAGCTGGCGCGCGATCGCGATGTCGTCGAACCAGACGGCGGCATAGACGCCTTTCCCGGGAGGCGAGGCGGGCTCGTCTTCGTGGACGTAGTCGAGTTCCCCGATCCTCTTGAGGCGGTCGACGATCTCCTTGTGGGCCGTGAAGATGCTCACAGGGTCGGCCTCGCAATCCGCTCGTATTCCTCTTTCGTGCGCTTCCGCAGGTCGAGGAAGGCGATGCGATCGGGCGTGGTCTGGCCGCCCGGACCGATACCCGCGCCGTAGCCGGCGCTCTCCTGCGCCCTCTCGGCGATCGCTGCGGCGATCACGTAGGCGGTGATCGGGGCGGGCGGCACGTTGCGGACGATGGCAGCGTCGGCCGAGTGCGCCGCGGCAGTGGTGCCGTAGGCAGCCCGCACGACGGTCAGCGACCGGGCCGCGTAGATGGCCGCGCCCGAGGAGTGGGCCTGCAGCACGGAGTCGTCCTGCGCTCGCCGCACCGTGAGCGAGTTAGCGGCGACGGTCTCGACGTACCAGCGCTCAGCACCCACGAGCACGATCTCGCCGGCTTTGACTGAGGTCCCTGAGGACACGGCGATCGTGGTGGTGGCCGCCAGGTCGTCGACGTCTGCCGAGAGCGTCGCGCCGGTGGCGACGAACGCACGGTCGGCGACCAGGAGACGCTCGCTGCCGATCTTCAGCAGGTCGCCCACTCCCACCTTCGAGGCGTCCGTGACGAGGAGCGTGGTGGCCGAGTCGGTGATCCCGCCCGTACCCACGGCGCCCGCAGGCGCTTCGTCGGCGCTGAAGCCGGTCACGCCGGTGACCACGAGCGACTGCAGGCCCCCACTGCCGAAGGTGGCGTCGCTGTCGTCATCGAGCTCGAGGCGGTCGTACGGTTCGCGCGGGTCGCCGAAGGGTCGGCGCAGGATGAAGTCGTTCGATGAGATCGTGGCCCCGCTCGCAACGAAGCTGCTCACGCTCTGGAAGTCCTCGTCGAACCAGAGGATGCGCGCACTCGCCTGGCGGTTGGTCGGCCAGTCGTACCGGCGTGTCTCGACGCGCGGGAAGAAGTGCCGGTCGTAGGCGGCTTCGACGAACTCGGAGTGAACCTCGAGGAGACGGTCGACGTCGGCGTCGTAGGCGATGCCAGCCCAGCCGGCAGCCGCCTTCAGTGCCTCACGGGTCGCGTACGTGTGCCGCGATACCGTCATCTCGATCCTCACCCCTCGCCCCGCCTGACGGGGCTCTCGCCCGCTACCGTTGGCCCGCTGGCCGCCGGACTACGGGAGGTGTTCGTTGCCGGGACGGCCTCCGCTAGGCGCCGCTCCCGTAGTAGTCGCCGTAGGTCTCGGCGGTGGTCTCGAAGTGGCCCATCGGGCAGTGCTTGAGCCCGTCGCGCTCGCGCACGTCGAGCGGCGTGCCGCAGAACGGGCAGTCGAGCAGCGGGCGCGATGCGTTCTCCGCGTCGAGCTCGCGCGCTTCGTCGACGATGGCCCGGAGCCCGCCGAAGTCCCTGCTCATGGCGCAGCCTGCGTCGCGATGCCGAGCGCCAGCAGAGCGTCGACGACGTCCTGCGCGGTCGGCGTGGCCGGGATTTCGGGAAGGCCCGCCCCGGATGCGGTCGCGAGCGCCGGTAGAGTCGCCGGGTCAGCGATCGCGGCGTCCAGGTCTGCCTGCGTCAGGAACGGATTCGCGCCACTCGGCGAGGCGGCCGCGAACATCGCGGCCTTTTCGTCGGTGCTCGGCAGAGTCGGCGATGTGGCGTCGAGTAGCGGGAAGGTGTACGCCTCCCACGAGTCGCCGTCCCACACGAACCAATCGCCCGTGTCGACCTCGTAGAAGGTCGACCCCACAGGGACTCCCGTCGTCGGCTTGGTGTCGCCGGAGAGGCCCTGGTAGCGATTGATCACGGTGACGAGCGACACGGTCATGGGGCTATTCGCCCCAAACGATGTACGTGCTCGCGGCCGTCTTCAGGAAGACGATCCGGCGCCCCTGGAGCGTCGCGATGGTCTGCGCCGAGACGCGAGTCACGCCGGTGTCACCCGTCAACGTGACGGTCTGGTCACCGTCGTTGACGTAGCTGCACTCCATCGTTTCGCCGATCTGCCACTCCGGGAACGCGGCGTCGAGGTTCACGGCGGTGTCCGTGGTCAGGGTCCCGCCTCCGGTCACTGACGTGTGCACCAGGAGCCCGGACGCGAGGGTTGCCGCCAGTAGGACGGCGTTCTGCGCGTCCACATCGACCCGCGTCAGGCCACGGCCGATACCGTTCGGCCCGATGCTGAAGCGGATCGCGCCGGTGCTCTTCTTGCGGAAGAACAGCTTCCCCTTGACCCAGTCGCTCTTGATCGCCGCGAATGCCATTCGAAGCCTCCTGTTTTACGACGTTGGTTCGTCGGGCTGTCCGGCGCGGCGGCGGCCGCGTGGCTTGTGCTGTTCCTCGGGCTCTGGTTCGTCGCCAGTCGCCTCGGTCTCCTCCTCGGCTTCCGGCTGGTCGTCCGCAACCTGCTCGACCGGCTCATCCGGCTCTGCTGGTTGTTCCTCCGGCGCTGGCGCGGACACGCTGCCCAGCGCATCGCGGATCGGCTTCGCCCAGCGGTACAACTCGCGACTGTCGAGCGCCTCGTTGAGCGGCGTGAGGTCGCCCTGGCGCGCCGACTCGATGGCCACGGGGAGTGAACCGAGGCCATCGAGCGACGAGACGTTGTACCGCTCGCAGAGGAGGCGTTCGACGGTGTCGATCGCGTCGTTCACGGCTGTTACGCGTTCGCCACACCGGGCCGCAGGAGGCTCGGCAGGTTCTCAGGCGCGCGCTGCACCTTGAGCCCGAAGGGGATGTAGATGACGACGCCATACTCGGTGTCGGTGTTGCCGAGGTCAGGGACGTTCACGGCGATGTGCGAGTAGCCGTCCGAGAGCTGCTCCGCCCGCACCTCGAAGTAGAGCATGAGCTCCTTCTCGGCGGTGCCGGCGATGGCGGTGATCTCGGACGCTGCGGCCTGCGTGGTCTTCGCCCAGGCTTCGTCGTTGTCGAGCGCGGTCTCCGACTTCATCCAGTAGTCGGTGATGATGTCGAGGTCGCGCGGCGTCCCGCCGTAGCCGTTGACCTCCTGCAGGTCGATGGCGATGTCGTCGGTCGTGCCGTTCGCCATCTTCACCACGAGGACGCCGACGCCCTCGCAGTTCTGCAGTGAGATGTTCTTCCCGGTGATGCCGGACCCGTTGAGGCTCTGAACGATCGCCCCGATGCCCAGGTCGAAGTCCCGGCCGAGTCCGAGTGCCTTGGTGGTCATGTCTGCCTCCTCCCGAGGGGGTTTATTGCCTCGGGCTGAATGGCCCCGGCCCGCCGGGGCTGGCTGTTGTTACGCGACCGCGCCCAACTGGACGAACGGCGAGAGGGTGTCACCGTTGACCGGCGTGACGACGCCCTGGACCCACGGCCGGCCGTCGTTGCGGGCGGTCAGCTTCATCTCGGTCAGGTCGTTCATGAACTGCGCGTGCGGCGAGCTCTCGAGCTGGCCGCCAGGGCGGTCACCGATGAGGTAGTGGCTCAGGTCCGCGAAGAGAATCTGGCCAGCGCTGCCGAGCGCCGGGAGCATCTCGGTCTCGATGACCGGACGCCCGAGCAGGGTCGTCGGACCATCGCCGCGCGCGTCCATGAGCATGACCGGCGCGCCACCCGTGCCGACGTTGATCGCGAGCTGCCAGAGCTGCTTCACCGTGGTCGGGTTCACGAACCAGACGGCGCGCCCCTTCGAGCGGGGCAGCATCCGCGAGTACATCTTGAGGATGTTGTCGACCACGACCGTGGACGCGACCTGTCCGGTCTCCGCCGCGACGGTGATGAGCGCGCCGTTGGCCTCGTTCAGCACGCCGAGAGGAGCACCCGCACCGGAACCGTTGAAGAAGTCGTAGTCCTCGGCGAACGCCATCGCCTGCGGGAGGGTGGTGCGGATGTAGCCGTCGAGCGAGGCGACGTCCGCGAACATCTCGTTCGGGACCTCTGCGCCGGCGACCTGCTTCGTGACCTCGAGCTTCACGCGCCCGAAGTTCGGACGGCTCGGCGTAATGGTGCCGCCCTCCTCGACACGGGTGACCGTCCACCCGCCGAAGCTGGTGGCCGAGTTCGTGGTGGAGTCGAGGAACGGGAAGAGCATCTTCGGCGACGTCATGTTGATGACGGTCGCGTACTGCCGGAAGATCGAGGCCGCCTCCTGCAGGCGGTGAATCTCCTCGAAGATCGACTCCGGAATCAGGAACCCGCCCGCGGCCGCCTCGCCGCTCGAGAAGGCGGCGTCCATGATCCGCTGCATCTCCGGCCGGCGCTCGTCGGTCATGTTGCGATGCCAGATG